GACGAATCAGCTAAGGCCACTTCTGATCCATCAGACGCACGTTTTTTTAACTTTGTGTACTCCAGCAGCAACGGCGGAGAGTTTGGCAAAGTAACCATAAGTCTAATAGACGAAACCAGTTTAAAAGTATATTTTGGCACAAACATCAGCGGTGAAATGGATCGCGAACAACGCAAAGAATGGTACGAATTTTTACGTAATTTAAGACAGTTTGCAAAACGAAATTTACTCACATTTGACACTAGAGATATTAACAAGTCTAACTTAAATATCAACGACGTAAAGCAACAATCCAAAACAGACAATGTGTACACCACTAACGATATGCCGGTTGTGGAAAGTCGTCTTTATGGCACACCCGGTCGCCCTTATAATAGCTTTGCAGATAAAGGTCAAACTAAACTTTTAATTCGTCACGCTGATAAAGTCAATGACGAAGTACGTGGTGCAAGAGGCCGCCGCATACAAGAAATCTTTTTAGAAACTGACCGAGGCGAACGCTTCTTACTTAACCATACAAATTTACACGGTGCATATGCAATGGCAGAGCACATAAATCAAGGTGGGTCATTGCACGACGAAATTGCTGAATACATTGATAATATTGTTTCTGAAATGGCAAGTATGAAACACTTTGTACGTGCCACTAAGCATAGACAGTTCGAAGATAAAGAAACATCTGAGATGACACAGGCGGCCATTCGCCATTACTACGATCATAAAGAGTTGTTGCAAAAACTAAGCAAACCTAAATTTTTTGAAGAATTTAAAACGCAGTACCAAGTAGAAACAGCATCCGATGAAGAAGTAAACATTGATGATTTACGTGAGCGTTTTGTTAAGAAAGTATATGATGATCGGTTTGATGCAGCATTGCCTATTGTTGCTAAAGCGCACAGAAAATACAAAACCCAAGCAGCTGGACGACTTGGTAGTGAGCTTGATGAATGGGCAGACGAAGTAACTGAAGCAGCTTGGGAAAAACCTGGGTCGCCTGACAAGATGCAAGCACTACGCAAATTGCTAGCAACACCGTTGCTGATTGGTATAACTGGTGTAGACGCAACATCGAAACTTAGTCCGATGTTGGGGGATAATCCTGAATTTACTGATCTAGAGGATTCCATATACGATTTGTATCAAAGCCAGGGCCCAGATGCAGATGCTACAGGATTAGTTAAATCCTGGTTACGAGATTATATGCCTGACATATACGGACAAGTTGTATCAGATTTAGAGCAAACTGGTAGAGAATCTCAAACCAATTGGGATCAGCCAACCAGTCCACAACAGGCAAATAATACATACGGTGCAACAACAATGGATGAACCTGTTGTAGAAAGCAACGATAGTCTAGATTTCATACGCAGTTTAGCAGGCATCAAAAGATAAATAATAAAAAGGATTTAAAATGAGTACTGAATTTTTCAAGAAGTATCAAACGCTATTGCTTTCGGAAACAGAAATGTCTGAGATCGCACCCGTCGGAAACCAGGTACAGGTAACGTTTGTTAATAGCGGTACTGGAATTACAGGTCAGGAACAACCACAAATGGTTGAAAAACTTGGTTTAGACATTGGCCCAAGCGGTGCACCAGTTATGTATGTACGTTCACCAACATATGGTGATAAGATGCGAGCTGATTGGGATGCTAGGAACAATCGTTGGATTGTTGATCAAGACTAGTTACAATCCGTAAATGGTAATAAAAGGCGAATTTATTTCGCCTTTTCTTTTGACATCGATAAATATAATAGCATATACTACGTATGTGCAACATGGCAAGCAGTAAACATTATGGCACATTTTAAAAGGAAAAAACTATCATGGCTATGACTTTAGCGGAAATCCGCGCAAAACTACAAGCATCAGAAAACCGCGGCAGCGGCAATTCACAAACAGGTGGCGACAACGCCATTTATCCACATTGGAATATTGCAGAAGGCACAACTTCACGCATTAGATTCCTCCCAGACGGTAATAACAAAAACAGTTTCTTTTGGGTCGAGCGAGCAATGATTCGTTTGCCATTCGCTGGTATTAAAGGCCAGTCGGACAGTAAACCGGTTGTTGTGCAGGTCCCTTGTATGGAAATGTATGGAGCGGCTTGCCCAATCCTTGCAGAAGTCCGTCCTTGGTTTAAAGATCCTTCATTGGAAGAAATGGGTCGTAAGTATTGGAAGAAGAAGTCATATTTGTTCCAGGGCTTTGTTCGTGAAAATGCACTTAGCGATGACAAGACTCCAGAAAATCCAATTCGACGTTTTGTTATTAGTCCACAAATTTTTAATATTATCAAAGCAGCATTGATGGATCCAGAAATGGAAAACTTGCCAACTGACTATCAGTCTGGTCTTGACTTTAACGTTAAGAAAACCAGCAAAGGTGGCTATGCTGACTACAGTACAAGTAACTGGTCACGCAAGGAAACTGCACTTAACGCAGATGAACAAGCAGCCATTGATCAGTTTGGGCTATACAACCTAAGCGACTTCTTGCCTAAAACTCCAACCGATGCTGATCTTAAAGTCATCAAAGAAATGTTTGAAGCAAGTGTAGATGGTCAACCGTACGACCCAGATCGTTGGGCCAACTACTACAAACCAGCTGGATTCCAGGGCGGCAGCAATGCAGGTACTACTGCTCCAGCAGATGCACCAGCAGCAAAGTCTGCACCAGTATCAGCAGCTCCACTGGCTGAAGATGAAGATGATATGCCTGCTCCTACTGCACCTGTTGCAGCACCATCAGCAGCAGAAGCCAAACCTTCAAGCCAACGTGCTGAAGATATTTTGGCAATGATCCGTAATCGTAAAGCGCAGTAATCAGTAACAATAAGTAATAGGGACTTCGGTCCCTATTACCTTCATCTTAGGAATTCAATTATGGGCAAGCCATTTGACGTAAGTAAATTTAGAAAAAGTATTACAAAAAGCATTGACGGTATTTCTTTTGGGTTTAACGATCCTACAGATTGGATCTCAACCAACAATTATGCGCTAAACTATTTGATTAGTGGGGACTTTAACAAAGGTGTACCATTGGGTAAAGTAACCGTATTTGCCGGTGAGTCGGGCGCCGGTAAATCATTTATCTGTTCGGGTAACTTGGTATCTAATGCACAGAAGCAAGGCATTTATGTTATCTTAATCGATTCGGAAAATGCACTAGATGAAAAGTGGCTTCACGCACTTGACGTTGATACCAGTGAAGATAAACTTCTTAAACTTAATATGGCTATGATTGACGATGTGGCTAAAATGGTAAGTGAGTTTGTCAAAGAGTATAAAACGATCCCCGAGGCCGAAAGACCTAAAGTATTGTTTGTAGTAGACTCATTGGGTATGTTGTTAACACCCACAGATGTTAATCAATTTGAAGCAGGCGATATGAAAGGTGATATGGGTCGTAAACCCAAAGCACTTGCTGCACTTGTTAGAAACTGTGTAAATATGTTTGGTAATTTGAACATTGGACTAGTAGCTACTGCACACACATACGCTAGTCAAGATATGTTTGATCCAGATGACAAGATCTCAGGCGGACAAGGCTTTATCTATGCAAGTTCAATTGTAGTAGCAATGCGTAAATTGAAACTCAAAGAAGACGAAGATGGTAACAAGGTAAGCGAAGTCAACGGTATCCGTGCAGCGTGTAAGATTATGAAAACTCGTTACGCTAAACCTTTTGAAAGTGTACAGGTTAAGATCCCATACGAAACAGGTATGAATCCTTATAGTGGACTAGTAGATATGTTTGAGGGCAAAGGATTATTAAGTAAAGAAGGTAATAGTCTTAAATATACTCTAGCAGACGGAACAGTTATCAAACAGTTTCGTAAAGCGTGGGAAAGAAATGAAGATGAGTCATTGGACAAAGTAATGGCAGACTTCATTGCTAATCCACACACTAAGGTTGAAGCCCTGCAAAACTTACCCGAGGAAGAACCAGTAGAATGAGCATCGACGTAGAAGTTCTAAGTGAAACATATTCGGTATTAAAACAATATATTCCACAAAAAGACCGCCAAGAAGCGGCGGATAACTTGTTAAGTATCTTAGTTGATATGCTAGGAGATAAGGAACTTAAAGAGTTTGGCGCAACAGATGCCATACTCAAACGTGCCTTAAAGGAATATGTTGACGAAGACGAAGACGACTATTCAGACGACGAAGACGACTATTAATGTTGTACCAAATGTTGTTAATTTGGAACGGGGTTGCATCTAAGATGCATCCTCGTTTAGTCTTTACTGTGCCCTTTAATAAGCACTTCAATCAATTGAGATTAAATAATGTGGTATAACAAAGTTATTGCCGATTTAGGTGAACTTCCCAATTTTATCAATTACTACGAAAACGAATTAATAGCAGCAAAGTCGCATATCAAGATCCACGGCAAGGTTGAAAAAGAGCTTAGTAATTTACCGGGCGAAACAGAACATAGATTTAATCAGCTACAGGAAATTGAAGCAGTACTAGAACATTTAAATATACAGTTACGTAAAATTAGAAGAAAACATTTTCAAAAATATCTAGAAGCATACGCTCGTGCGTTAACTAGTCGCGATGCTGAAAAATATGTTGACGGTGAGGACGAAGTAATTGATTTTGAAACACTAATTAACGAAGTTGCACTACTACGCAATAAATGGTTAGGTGTAATGAAAGGCATCGAAAGTAAAAACTTTATGCTGGGACACGTGGTTCGCTTGCGTACAGCAGGTATGGAGGACATTGTGGTATGATAGACTGGAAGTCATATGCAGACGAGCTAATAGAAGAATATAATCTATGCTGCAAAGCTAAACCCAAACACGATGCTGTTAATATACAAATAGAAAAAGATCTTTGTGGAAAGTGGGCGTCAAATCTTGCTACGCAACGCAGTTGGGGTACAGAAACAGAAATGGCCGAAGCCTGTCATCAATTGGAAAGTAGATTGGCAAAATTAAAAGAAAAGCTAGTTATGGAAATATTGATCAATGGCTCTGTTTAAAAATCCGGAATCAAGTCACCAACATAGTTTAACAATTCTAAATATGTTGTATCAATATGATAGTTTCCTTGACAATCTGCAGGTTATTGCTGATATGGGATGCGGTGCTGGATTAGATTCTGCGTGGTGGGCAAACCTTATGACCAGAGATGATCCGCCGGAACCTAGAAATTATCTAGTTTATGCAGTTGATCAAAATATAGATCAAATTGAAAATAGTGTGCTGTCCTGTAAGAATGTTAAGCCAATTAAAGGTAATTTTGAAAATAGAATTATTCCAAGACAAGTTGATTTAATTTGGGCACACGATAGTTTTCAATATGCATTGAATCCGTTAAAATGTCTAGCAACTTGGAAAGAAACTCTACAAGAAAATGGTATGTTGGTAATGGCCATTCCGCAGACCACATACATTGACTCAAAAACAAATAAACTGGTGGTATGCAATCATAATCATCAATATTATAGCTATAATCTTTTGAATCTTATCTATATGTTGGCTATTAGCGGGTTTGACTGTAGAGATGCATATTTTTATAGAGAAAAGCAAAGTCCTTGGTTATATGCAGCGGTGTATGCAAGTCAACACGCTCCTATAACACATCAAGCAACTTGGTACGATTTAGCCGAACGCAACTTAATCAACGACAGCTTGATTGCAAGTGTTAATCGTTATGGATATGCTAAACTTGATGAAGTTATGGTCAGCTGGTTGGATAGAGATTTTTACCAAATAACAAACTAATATGAAACTTGTGGTAGTAACTGGCGGATTCGATCCACTGCATAGCGGGCACATATCTTATCTCATTGAAGCAAAAAAGTTGGGCAGTTACCTGCTGGTTGGTGTCAACAGCGACGAGTGGCTCGAACGAAAAAAAGGTCGAGCATTTATGCCCATAGATGAACGCTCATCTATAATATCCAACTTAAAATGCGTTGACGGCGTACTAGATTTTGACGATAGCGACGGATCTGCTTGTTCTTTACTACAATATATTAAAGACACTTATAAGCAATTTGACGAAATCATTTTTGCCAACGGCGGAGATCGCACTGAGGAAAACATTCCTGAAATGTCGGTTACTGGTATAACTTTTGCATTTGGTGTAGGTGGCAACAACAAAGCCAACAGCAGTAGTTGGATACTTGACGAATGGAAAGCACCCAGGACGGAACGTTCGTGGGGATACTATAGGGTATTGCACGAAGATACAGGCATCAAAGTCAAAGAGTTAACAGTGGAGCCTGGGCAAAGCATTAGTATGCAATACCATAGTCATCGTGCAGAATACTGGATGATAGTAAGTGGTGCTTGTATAGTTAATACCGAAACCACTGGTGGATATCGTATGCCACCTAAGAAATTATCGAAACATCAAGAATTCAAGGTGTTAGTCAATGAGTGGCATCAAATCACCAACCCTTTTGATGTACCCTGTAAGTTAATTGAAATACAGTACGGTATGTATTGTACCGAAGAAGATATCAAACGGAAATAAATACTAGATGCGTACACTATTAAACATACTTGAAAATACAGAAAATAATGCTGCTGGCCCAAAATATGCGACTCGCGATCAAATTAAACATTTACGAAACGAGTTAGTTAAACAACTACCTTATCGTTTTGATGTTGATGCAAAACCTGCAGTTAGTCCTGTAGTTTATATCCGGGTATTTGGTGCAGATATAAACGAGTTGAAATCATATTTTGCACAATGGGGCCTCGAAGCACTACAGCCCACCCCTGAACAAAATATCCTGTCTGGCTCATATCAAAAATTAAGTTATCTAGCCGGAGACACAGTATACACACTAGTAGTTGCTGGTGTAGGATCGAACGCTAAAGCCAAAGCACCAGGGACATCAACTATCCCGGCCCAATCAGTTGTTGTGGCTAAAAAAGAATTCACTCCAACTGTTCTGCAATTGGGCGGTAAAGTTTTTAATAGAGATCAATTGATTAAAGACACAACTGCCGCAGTTAGTCAACGTGCAAAAGACCGCCCAGCATTGTTAGCTATTCTATTAGAACTAATCGATGTAGCAGCTGGCACAAAAACATCATTGAGCCCAGAGAATAATGCCAATCTAAATAATGCTGCACGTAAACAGTTGGGACAAGACTTTGGCGAAATACTAGCCCCTATTGTGTTGGCTGACTCATCGGAGAAAATTGAATTTCCTGCAGAAGGAAACTTTCCGTTGATTGACGTAACTGTTGGGCAAAACAAATATAGTGTAAAAAGCCTAACAGGCTCGGGCACAAGCTTTAGTAGTATTGTTGGATTGTTGGACGATTTTGAAAAAACTATATCGTCTGATGAAGAACAGAAAATGTTGTTTGATCTTATAAAACAATATCATCCAACCACCGGCGGCAAAAATACAGATAAAATTATCAAGGCCGCAATCCACGCAGCAGTTCCAGAATACACATTAGCAGCTGATTTATACGGAAACGGTTTTGACTCGTATCAATATCTAACAGCGGTAATAGGACAAAATTTTAATAACGATAACAGCGAAGCAGCTTATACCAAGTTCCTAAAGAAAATTTATCCCATCAGTATTGCAGGTGGGTGGGGACAGGCAATTGGTATGCCAGCTGATGCTGGTAAGTATCTCCCAAACTTGAATTTACCGCAGCTAAAAGGCGAAGCCAAAACTGCTGGATATCCAAGCTATCGTGCTAATCCAGTACGTGCAATGGCAAACATTCTAACTTATATACTAGGTGTAGCTACACTAAATTATATAACCAAAGGCGTCAAGGCAAAAGAGTATCAAGCAATGATGACCAAGATAGTCAGCCAAAGTCCGGCTTGGTTAGGTAAGATTGACATTACGGCCGACGGGCAATTATCTATAGTGACCAAACCATTTAGTCAACTAAATTTTGGATTCCAATATCACGCACCTAGTCATATTCCGGGTAACAATTTACCAGGATTTATGGTAGTTATGGATAAAGCCAAAAAGAAAGGTGCAGTTAAAGAAACTGCCAGCCGACCACGACGTGATATTGACGTATCCATCCCAAGACAAAGACGAGTTTGACACATAAATTGCAATTTGTTATACTAGCAATATGCTACTAAACAAAGATATGCTTTTCGCCGATGCGGACATTCCCGATTTGTCAATTGACTTATTATTGACTGATCCTCCTTATAATATCTCCGAAGGCGGAGCAAAACCAGTGTGGGTAGATCCCGAAACTGGGGAAAACAAAAATACAATCCATAGTCAAAAATTTAGTGAAAGTTTTGAACAGGATTGGGATTCAGTGACCCACGAAGAATTCTTAACACAAA